AATTGGAAGAGCGTAGCAAACAAGTTCAGTTGGCTATGGCCCAGCAGGAGCATGCACAAGAGATGCAGCACAGGCAGGACATGGCTAATATTCAGGCTGCAGAAGCCGTACACAAGCAACGCATCTTTTCTGCTACCGAACAGGCAGCATTTATACAGAAATTGATGCACGCTGATGACCAACATCAGCAAAAGTTGTCTCATGCAGAATCTGCAGCGAAACAAAAGGCAAAAGAGCCATCTAAGGGAGCTAAATAATAGTGAATAAAGCAGATTTTATTGATTGGAAGCGTCATCCTGTCACTCAGGTGGTTTTCAGTCAATTAAACCAACGTATAAATGATTTACGAGCCATGCTTGGAGATAGTGCGGGTGTTAACCCAGTCCAAGACAGCAACTTTGTGGGTGCAATACAAGCCTACAAGGACATTGTAAACATTGAGTATGAAGGTGAAGAGGAGACTCAATGATTATTCCAGTAATACATCGCATTGTTATTAAACCAGACAAGTTGGAAGAAACGGATAAAACGTTTAAGCGTGCCAGCGCAGCTGGTATCATAATTCCAGACAATGATGATCGTAAACGCGCCCAAGCAGGCGTGGACAAAGGTATTGTGGTGTCTATTGGACCAACAGCCTTTCGTGATTTTGGAGCTGAATGCCCTATTAAGGTTGGGGACTACATAGCTTATGCACGATTTGCTGGCAAGCACATAGAAGACCCCTACACCAATGAAGAATTTGTAGCCCTCAATGACGAGGATATCATTTCTATTTTTAGAACCGAATAAGGAGCCTAGATGGCTGAAGAAACAATTGTTACCCCAGAAGGTAACGCCCCCGCGCCCGAAGATACACCAAAGCTATCCGCTGCAGAGCAGCAAGCAATGGAACAGGGTTGGGTCCCACAAGATGAGTGGGAAGGTGATCCAGAACAATGGCGTCCAGCCAAAGAATTCTTGGATCGAGGAGAACTCTTTAAGAAAATTGAAGATCAGAACCGCACAATTAAAGAATTTAAACGTGCCCTTGATGATCTAAAAGGCCACCACGCTAAAACTCGTGAAACAGAGTATGCGCGTGCGATACAGGCATTGAAAGCACAAAAGATTGCTGCACTTGAAGAAGGTGATGCAGCCGCTGTCGTCAAACTAGACGACCAGATTGATCTTGTCAAAGATGAACAGAGTAAACTTAAACAAGCCGCATATGAACCACAGGAACCACAAGTTAATGCTGAGTTCACCAACTGGGTTGACAAAAACAAATGGTATGAAACCAGTCAACCAATGCGCGCTTATGCTGATGCTTTAGGCCGAGACCTCGCTTACAAGGGACTTTCCCCTAGCGACGTTCTTAAAGAGGTGGAGAGACAAGTTCGCGACGAATTTCCTCAAAAATTCCGCAATTCTAACAGGGACAAGCCTGGTGCGGTAGAGAGTAGTACAAATAAGGGTGGAAAGAGTAACAACGATGTTGCGCTTTCTGACGATGAGCGTCGAGTGATGCAGCGTTTTGTTCGGACTGGTGTTATGACTGAAAAGGAATACATGGCTGAACTTAAACGTATTAAAGGAGCTTAATTATGAGTGACATTAAAGAAGCAATTGCGAAAGCACCGAGAGGTCGTACGCAGCGTGTTCCCGTAGGTTCACGTAAGGTTTTAACTGTAGCTGGAAAAGACCCCAGTTACGAATATAGAATTATTAACGACTCGGGAGATCGAGTGCAAGAGTTTTTAGAAGCTGGTTATGAGCTAGTGGACAATGACTCCGTGAGGGTGGGAGACAAACGAGTTAATGCTGCTTCGGCAGAAGGCTCTAAAGCTCAGCTTTCCGTTGGACAAGGGCAAAAGGCATTCGTCGTACGTATCAAAAAAGAATGGTACGAAGAAGACCAAATGAAAAAACAAGCCCATGTCAATGAACTGGAAAACGCCACCAAAGCAAAAGCTCTTGATGGTACTTATGGTAAGCTCGACATCAGTCGAGGCTAACTAATTTTAAGTGCCGTTAGGAAATGTCTATTTTATTAATGGAGAATTGCTAATGGCAAGTGTATCTCGTATTAACGGGTTCCGTCCTGTTAAAACTATTACTGGTGCGCCTTATAATGGGCAAGCCAATTTGTATTTTGTGCCTTCCTCTGACTCAACAGTCATTATGGTTGGCGACGCTGTGAAACTAGCTGGCGACGCTCGCGCTGCCACTGGTGCCCCCACAGTCACCCGTGCTGGTGCTACTGATGCTGCTGTCGGTATCGTTGTAGGCATCTTGTTTACAGGCGTTGGTGATTTGACCAACATGCCCCCAGTGAACGATTTGAATACTCCTGTATATCGTCGTGCATCTACAGATCGTTACCTATTGGTAGCGGATGATCCTAGTCTAGTGTATGAAGTTCAGTATGCTGGCACTTCTGTGTCTGCTGCTACTATTACCGCTAACGTTGGTCAGAACGGTCAGTTCACAACTACTGCTGGTAACACAACTTCGGGTTCGTCTGGCATGCAGCTTGATAGCTCAGGATTGGCAACAACAGCCACTCTGCCTTTGAAGATTGTGGGCTTCCCCAATCGTCCCGATAACATCCCTGGCGACACCTATTTCAGTTACTATGTTAAATTAAATAACACAGCTAACGGTACAGGTACTGGCGCTACAGGTTATTAATTAAAGGAAAGGTAGAATATGTCTATTATTAATAGCGGCTCGTTTGCCAAAGCGCTATGGCCTGGCGTCAATGCTTGGTATGGCAAAGCGTATGATGAATATGGAACAGAATACGACAAATTGTTCGATAAGTTTACTTCACAGAAAGCTTACGAAGAAGATGTCGGTATCTCTTCTTTTGGTTTGGGCGTTCAAAAGGCTGAAGGCGCACCTATCTCTTATGATAGCGAGCGTCAAGCTTTCATTACACGTTACCAACACGTCGTGTTTGCGTTAGGTTTCATCATCACTCGTGAAATGATGGAAGATGACCAATATGATGTCGTCGGTCAACGTAAAGCTCAAGGTTTGGCCTTCTCTATGCGCCAAACTAAAGAAGTTATCGGTGCTAACGTTTACAACCGTGCTTTCAATATCGCTTACACCTTCGGTGACGGTAAAGAACTGATTAGCAACGCTCACGTCAACCTCAAAGGTGGTACATGGTCTAATACCCTGTCTACTGCTGCTGACTTGTCTGAGGCTTCTTTAGAGCAAGCATGTATCGACATCGCTGGTTTCACCAATGATGCTGGTTTGTTGATTGCTGTTCGTCCAGAATCGCTCATCATCCCACGTCAATTGATGTTTGAAGCAAAGCGTATCTTGGGTACTGACGGTCGCGTCGGCACTGACAACAACGATTTGAATGCTATCAAGACTATGGGCATGATCCCAGAAATCGTGACTAGCCACTTCTTGACTGACGCAGATGCTTGGTTCATTCGTACTGACGTGCCACACGGCATGAAGTATTTTGAGCGTCGCGCTGACCAGTTCGACATGGACAACGATTGGGACACTGAGAACGCTAAGTTCAAAGCTACTGCTCGTTTCAGCTTCGGTGCAACCGACGTTCGTGGTATCTACGGTTCGCCTGGCGCTTAATTTATCTGGGGGAGCCTGTCTCCCCTATTAACTATAAAGGATAAATTATGGGTTTTCTCGCAACTGATCTCTCTCCTCTGGGCCAAGCTAGCCCCTTAGTTCCAACAAGTAAAGATGTTGTAGTTAAGGCGTTTCAAGTTGCTCGTACTGATACAACTGCTTCATTAAAGGCTGTATTGCCTGCTGATGCATCAATTATCAATATTGACATCTTTGGTACGGCTTCAGACGCTGGTACAACAGCAACACTAAGCATTGGTACTTCTACTACCTCCACTGAAATTATTAGCGCCCAAAGCGTTTTAACTGGTGGTAAAGTAGCAATTACAACTGCATGGTCTGCAAACTATCCTAACACACAACCTGTCCCCGTCGTTGGTGACCTCAAGTTGTATGCTAAGTATGCAGAAACAGGCACAGCTTCTACAGCTGGAGCTTGGACCGTAGTAGTTTACTACGTTCGTTAATGGGAAGGGGCGCAATGCCCCTTTTCTTTCTTCTTGGGAGATGGTGAGTCTTCCGTCTTTGGTAAAAGGAAAATATTATGGCTGGTTC